TATATCCCACACTTGATCTAAAACTTTTTTGTTTTTATCAATGCGTGTTGGATCGCCTGATTTTTCCTGTTCCCATTCATATTCCCTAACAGCATCAGCATAATGTCTATATGCAGTGCTTTCAGGTACTTTGTGATCTACCACAAGAATGTCAACAATATCTTTTCTTTGTAGTTGTTCATCAGGTTTTTTACCTTCATTGGAAACAAGTAACTTCTGAATAAATTCAGTTGCTTTTTTCTTATCCATTTAGCAACTCTCCTGCCCACTATGTTCCTCCCACTTATGAGAAAATTCACAGAATTTTTCTAGTCTTGCCAGTACTTCTGCCATACTGTAACCGCGTTCAATAGTGTCATCACCAAAAGCAAGGTCAGATACTTTTTCAATAAATAAATTTCTATGTAATGGATCGTTCCATTCACTATCTGGTGCAAGTTCTTTAAGGTTCATTTGAAAAATTAGCGTATTTAATAAAAATTTTGTTAAAGGATTTAACGAGTATCTCCTTATTATGTGGATCGGCTTTTCTATAGCAGACAGTGAGAGATTGAACAAAACCCCCACCATATTTATTCATGTTGAATAGTGCTATTGAAATTTGCTCCTGATTAAGATTCATATTCTCTAAGATCCTCTTCTATTTGTTGGGTCGTGGCATCTTTCCAAAAGCCTACACTTCTTGTACTAATAACTCCATCGTCCTCTATGTCACATTCAACGGCAAATAATTGAGCTTTTTCTACTCTTTTATCGTCAAAATACTGTTCAATGCGTTCAACATTGATGTGGTATCTGTCATCTGCTGTAAAGCAGTCAAACACTGATGATCTAGCTTCTGCTAGTGAGGGGGCTTCAACTTCAAAAGTTTCGATCATGGTGTTATGGGTCGTGATCTTGTAAAGTTTTTTCATGGGTGAAATAAATAATTTACTTTCATTAGAATATTACAATAATTGCTCTCATAATGCAACATAAAAAATTCTCATTCATTAATTCTCAGTGATAATTCTCAGAATTTGACATTCATAGCTGACTAGGTTATACATGGATC